AGGTTCTTGATCCAGTTAAGGATTGACATTTCACCTTTTTTAAAATGCAGTTGCTGCTCTGTGTCTACACCAGCTAGTGTATTTGTTGCTTCAATCATGATTTCTAGGTCTTCAAGGAGGTCATTCCATCCTTTTGTAGCCATCATGGAGAATCTATTCTCGTAATAATCCTGTAATTCTTTATTCATTTCTTTTTCCTTAACAAGTGGAGAAATGTGTTAATAGTTCTTGCAATACCACTATTTTAACACAAATTCAACCAATTGTCAAGTACTTTACAACTTATTTTGTTATATTACCTTAGTGCGTTGCATTTGCATTACACTAATACGCTCATTGGACTTAATATCTTGCTCTTTAAGTGCCAATTCAGCAACTTTAACTCGCTTATCAAAGTCCGATGGATCTTTTGAGCCACGAGAGATGTTGCCAATCATCTTAGCCTCTGCTTCTTGAGGCATTAATTGAGTTTCAACTTGAATCTGTTGAGCATCAGCCATGTTTTTGCCAGATTGTGAGTTATAGTAGTTGATTTGAGCCTCAACCAGACCATTTTTAAGCTGATCTTCTTGCATTGCACGTTGTTGAGCTTGTGGATCAGGCTGTGACATCTTCTGTAACTGAGCAATGATGTCTTCACGATTGGAAAGTGAACTAGATTGAACAATACCTTGGAGCAATACAGGGGTAATTGGGCTATTAGGTCCAAGAGTCTGCATTAAACCAACCATTTGTTGCTGTTCATACTCACGTGCAACCATACCCATTGTTGATACAGGCATAAACTTAAAGTCTTTGACTGGGTAACGCTCAGGATCAAACTGCATAAATCTCCATGCAGCACGTTCAATGAACGGAATCAGGAAGTCTTCTTGGAAATTAATGAGAGCACGTTTGTTCTTCTTCATCAAACCAGACAAAGCCATGGACAAACCAGCACCAGAGGCTTCACCACCAGCGACTGAATTAGGCATAGATGAACTATCTAAAGTACCTGTAGCAGCTAAAAGCATCTGTTGGAATGCTGTAGCAGTCTGCATATTGCCATTATCAGTAGAACCAAACTTGAACGGCATCATAATTTCAGTAGGATTACCATTTACAAGGAAGTTTTTACCCGGACGTACTTCATACTTAGCACCACGTGGTAGACGTGTAGCGTCCATAGCCATCATTGGTGCTGTTGTCAGTGCTAAAGAGTCTAGGTGGCTACGAATCTGTGCGTCAAGGGCTTTTTGCATATTGTAGCCCTTCTCGATAGTTCCACGACCCCAGAAACGACCCGGCATAGAATCAGCCTGATAAGCAACTACAGGACGATCCTTCATCATGTAAGGAGACTCTTCTGCTTTGAGTAGATACTGGTTATCAGCAATAACAACCACAGCTTCAACCATGTCTGAGTATTCATCAGCAGCACTATCTTCTGGGAAGAGTTCTTCAGTTGCTGCTTCAGCTTCTTCCAATCCATTTAGCATTGCACGTGGAATCAAACCATAGTAGCGAATGACTGGAATCTTGTCAGAACGAGAGATAACTTGTTCTTGCACAGCTTCTAGCTTCGTGGAACGATAACTAGGAACTACATCAACCTTACGATAGATACCTTTTTCAATACCTTGTACGATGGTGTAGTAAGACATATACTCTTCAATTGCCACACCAAGAGACTCATCTACAGTCTCGGCATTAGGATCAATGAGGAAGTTACGTGGGTTGATAGCATTCAAGCCAACCATGAACTGTGTCTTCTCCATTGTCCCAATAGCAGCCATGTTAGCTCCGGGGATAGGCTGAGTAGCAGGAGCTAGGACTGTTTGTTCTTCAATAACAATCTCACCAATACCTGTACCATACATCTCGCCTAGGAGAATAATATTGTCAATAGATTTTTTAATCTTGCTACGACGGAAATCTTCGTGCATCTGACGACGCATAAATTGCACATCTGTAGGATCTGCATCATTAATGTCATCTTCGATGTCAAACCAATCACCACGACCAAAGATAGCTTCAGAAATCTCAGCTTGCTTAGACTCAACTGCTTGAGCCATAGCTGGAGTAACTAACTGTGAACGCTCAGAGTCACGAGTCTTATCTGATGGATCCCAGATACCACGGAAGAGACGCTCATACTCTTGCCAGTAGATAACAAAGTTTACATCACGATGGTCTCTCCACTCATTACAATGGTCAAGAACAAAACCAACTAACTCTTTGTCAGCATCTGTCTCGTCTACAAATTCATTCTTATCGATATTTTCGTCGATTAACGGATCACTCATGTATTAGTCTTCCAATGTTGATTTGAAGGGGTCTTTATAGTCCAGAATAGGATTGTCTTCCGAAGTTGTATCTTCCTCGACTAGAGGACGCTCAAAAATTTCTTGTTCATCACAAGTGCGAATAGGTGAGCAAGTAATATCCCACATAGTGCAGTAACCTACTGGGTGCTCTTCAATGTCAGCCCAAGCAGGTGTTAGCGGTAGTGCTGAAGCTTTGATATCGTTTGCAGGACCATTGGCAATGCAGTCTCGAATATCGGGGTTATCAAAATAATATTCGCAATTGTTACATAGACGACCACGAGCATCACCCTCGGATATACCCCAAAGAACTGCTTTCTTAGTCCAAAAATCATCATTTCTCTCTAATGGATTTGCAGGTCCTAAAGCAGCTTCTTCAATTGCTTTAAGGTGATTCTTAATATTTATTCTATTGTCAGTTAAGGCAATAGGGCAGCCGTCTAAATTAGTATCCACTTATCATATCCAAAGGTTCGTATTCATCGGAGTCATCATCTGCAAAATAAGATGTAACCGCTAGTTGATCAATGTAACTTAAAGCGTCAATCAAGTCATCATGCACTTGTGGTGTTGGGAACATGAGGAACTCATCTTTAAAATCAGACCAGTCTTCGTCTTCATTCAGAACAACCTTACCATGCTCAAAACGTCCTTGTAAAGCCCATATCACACGTTCAGTCTTTTTCTTATTACCATGTGTTAAGTCTTGAATATGACAATACACATTGTTAGACCTCATCAAATCGCTTAGATAAGGCAACACAGCGTTTTTAAGACTTCCTCGCTCTATTCCTACTGCTAATGGTTTAAACTCTGCTATGTTCTTTAGAATGCGTCTGGCAGTGTCTTGAATATCCCATCTACCAGTTTCTATTTTGTGAACAAACCATTCACCTTCATCGTCAACTTTAACCACAGCGATTGCAGTTTTGTCCAAACGCTTTTTACGTTCTGACGAATTGTTGATGTTTTCAAAGCCAGCCAAGTCAATAGCGATGTAATATGATCCATAACTAGGTTCTTCTCCATATTTGAGCCAAGCTTCTTTAAATACGTCTGTACCAGCATTATCAAAACTAGCTTCATACTCTTGCTTAAATGCAAAAGAACTTAAACTCTTTCTTGCACCTTCAATCTCATCAGGATCAATCAGTGGATTATCCTTGGTGGTGAAGTGCCAAGACTTCCAATCTTTGTCTTCTTGTTCAAGACCTAGGTTATACATATCGTAAAACCAGTTACGTCCCTTCGGTGTGCCTATAAATAAAGCAGACCCTTTTTTGTCTGAGAGTGCAGCACGTAAGACCTTCTCCTAAGTTTCGCTCTTAATGTCTGCCACTTCATCAAGGACCAAATATGTAAGACTAACCCCTCGAAGAGTATCTGGGCGATCACTTCCTCTGACATAAATCTTAGCCCCATTAACCAAGGTAATGTCCATGTTGTTGACGTGACTTGAAGCAATTACTTCCCTTCCTAAATCCATCAAGACATCCCAAATAATCTGTCTTGCTTGTCCTTGCGTCGGAGCTACGTACATTACCGCAGAACCTTTAGGACACTTTAAACCTTCAACAATCAAACTGATTGCAGACAATCTTGACTTACCACACCTTCGTCCAGCAACAATGACTTTAAATCGTGTAAGATCTTTGTAGACCTCTTGCTGCCAAGGCAGTAGTTCAAAATCAAGTTTCAAACCGAAGCCCCTTCGGGGTCATCTACGTCTACCACTTCATCAACATAATCAGAAGCAGTCTCAATCTTTGCTTCACCAATGCCAGTGATATTAATCTGGATGGCACTGCGTTGTCCTTTAGCGTCTTTCTCAAACATGGACAATGGTAGGATTCTATCCATCGCCATCTTCAGTGCAGCCATTTGTCCGGGATGGTCATCATTTTGACCTATCTGGATAATCTTCTCGATGACAGCACTGCCTGATGTTCCTAAGAGTCTTTGTTTAAATTCTGCTAATCGACCAGTATCGTTCTTTGGACGACCCATTGGTAGTTTAGCTTTTTTCAAATCCTCTTTACGAGGACGACCCATCTTAGGTTTAGGTTTTAAGACAATATCAGACATGACACCTTTCAGGTTGTTGTTCTTTTTTTGAACAGCCCTACTATACTTTAAAGTTAACTTAAGGGAGTATTTCTTTATTAGTTGTTTTTCTTAGGTTGTTTAACTTAGTTAGTTATAACAAAATAAGATAAAACACCCTTAGTGCTTTTCATCTAAGTAAAACATCCTTAGTGTTTTAACTGACAA